TTGTTAAGCGAATACCGCGGCTCTGATAAGTTTAAGAATCGTAAAGCTGAAGTACTACGCTCATTTGGAGACAACCCATCTTATGGTATACGCATGTTTATTGATGGAGAATCTCTAGGCATTGAGTGGTACAAAGGAAAGGCAGAAGTCTACGCTGAGTCAGCTGCAGACAACTACGTACGTGGTATTAAGAACTATGAGAGGAATTAATTGAAAGTTAATTTATTAGGACTTTCAGTTTCAAAATTAAATGACGTTCTTCATGATTTAGGAGAAAGCCGTTTTTATTCAAGTCAAATAATAAAGTGGATTCATCAAAAGGGTGAGTTGGACTTTAATAAAATGTCTAACTTACCAGAGTCACTAATTAAAAAACTTTGTGAAAACGCTGAAATTAAACTTCCAGAAATAGCTAGTGTTGAAGATTCAGAAGATGGAACTAGGAAGTGGTTAATAAAAGTTGAAGGCGGAAGCTGTATAGAAACAGTTTATATACCGGAAAGAACTAGAGGAACGCTTTGTATATCATCACAAATTGGATGCATATTAGATTGTAGTTTTTGCGCAACTGGCAAACAAGGGTTTAATAGAGATTTAACAGCAGCCGAAATAATAGGTCAACTTTGGATAGTTGCTAATTCATTTGGTCAATTTAATGGTATTGATCCCAAGGTTACAGAAATTGTAATGATGGGAATGGGCGAACCATTAATGAATTTTGATAATGTAGTTGACTCTATGAATTTAATGATGGATGTTTATAATATTCCTAAGAAAGATGTTTGGCTTAGTACTTCTGGCGTAGTTCCAGCTTTAGACAAATTAGCTGATGTCACTAATGTTTCTCTTGCGATTTCTATTCATGCAGCAGATAATAATCTAAGGAATCAATTAGTACCTATTAATAAAAAATACGATGTTGAAAGTTTTGTTTTAAGTGCTAAAAGATACCAAGAGAGAATGGCTGATAATAGAAAAATTAAAGTTGAATATACATTAATAGATCAAATAAACGATCAGCAAAAACATGCTTATGAGTTAGCAGAATTAATTAAAGATCTCGATTGCGTTGTTAATCTTATTCCATTTAATACTATTGAGGGATCTGATTATAAACCAGTTACTTATAAAGCCCTTGGTGATTTTAAAGACATTCTACAAATAAAAGGTTTTGAAACCGCTATTAGAAGACAGCGTGGAGATGGAGTTGCTGCAGCCTGCGGCCAACTTGCTGGTGAAGTTAATGATAGAACTAAAAGACAAAAACGATATAAAGATAAAATAGCTGTAAAAAATTTAAATTAATTGAAAAAAACTGTTTACATTTACAGTAAACTATGTTATAATAGATCTTATATTATAAAGGAGTAGACCATGGCCGAGAATAAAGCAAGAATCAAAATGAGAAAAAACAGGGTAACCATTGATGACAAATATATGGGTCCTGAACCAGTCTTTCAAAAGGGCGAAACGTCAAGTAAAGCTACTAATCGTTTAGCTTTATGGAGTAAAGGTGGTCATTGGTACAACTATTACTATAAGCCAAAAGACTACGTTGATTGTGTTTTAACATTTGCTACTGATGTCTACGGTTATGATAAAGATAAGATCAAAACTCTTAAGAAACTTAAGGATTGGCAACTCACTGGTAAACTAGGTAAAGTAGCAAAGCTTTGGAGTAGAGGCTACGAGTATACCAAAGATGAGCTTGCACGTTGGGAGGGGGAGCTAAAGCAAATATACAAAGAAGCTGTAGAAGCTGTAGAAGAAGAAACTGCTGATGCTCCTCCTCCGAAACCAGTGATTTCAGTTCAGCAAAGACAAAGAACTAAGATGAATGAAACTATTATGGTTGATTGGGATGAGATTATTGATGGTTGGATGGATGAAAAATACAATCAAAAGATCGATGTATTTAAACTAGCTAAGCAATATGATCTTAAAGGATCTTCTATTAATATTTTTAAAGAAGCTGTTATGATGGAATATCAACCAATTAAAGATGCTTATGATGGCAATTGTGATCAAGCTGTTGAAGCATACTCGCATATCACTAAGCGTAGATTAAATAAAATGCTTAAAACTATGGAAGGTATATTTAGTGACTTAGAACAATTAAAGACAGCTAACAAAGCTGCTAAAATTCCAAGAGCTAAAAAGCCTAAGTCATCTGATGCACAAGTTAAAAGTCTTAAATATCGTGTTGATAGTGTTGATGATAAGGTAAGTTCTATCAATCCAGTTATGATTCCAGGTAAAGAAGTATTGTTTGTATATAATACTAAGTCTAGAAAATTAATTCAATATGATACAAATTCAACAAAAGGGTTTGAAGTAAGTGGTACTACTATTAAGAATGTCTGTGAAAAGAGTAGACAAACTACTCTTAGAAAACCAGAAGATATACTGCCACTTATTTTGAAGAAATCAACTAAGCAAATCGACAAACTAGTTTGGGATACTGTTACTACAAAGATCAGTACTCCTAATGGTAGAATTAACGCCGATTGCATACTACTCAGGGCGATATGATTATAGATTTAGAACAAAAAATAATGACTAAAAAACGGTTTTCAACTGCCGTAGAACAACTAGTTGTAAAGGGAAATATGTCTTATATAGATGCAGCAACTTATATTATTGAAGAGAGGGGTATGGACTATAGTAATCTAAAGAAACTATTAACAGATTCACTCAAAGATAAGATGGAAGCTGAAGCAATAAGACTTAATTTAATTAGAGGCAAAAAGGGTAATCAACTCCCTATTTAGGAAAAATATTATGAGTAACGTTATTATACCATCATCACCAGCAGATGTTAAACGAATCAAAGACTGTATTATTGAGATCAGTAATGCTATGACTTTAATTCAAGCGCAGAAAGACTTTATTAAAGAGGCTGTTAACCTTTGCGTTGAAGATGTTGAAATTGATAAGAAGCACTTGAAAAAAATGGCTACGATTTACCACAAGCAAAACTTGTCAGAAATCTTAGGTGAGATCGAAGATGTAGAAGCTTTGTACGAAGGAGTCATGGCTTAATAATATGACTGATCCATTTGAATCATATAAGTTATATAACGCGTTAAAGCTACACTTTGAGTCTGGTTATGACGCTGTTAAATATAACTTTAAATCCAATGTAACACCTAAGACTTTCTTTAAACGAAAAGATAAGTATTTCTTTGCTAAGCTAGCTAAGAAACATAATGGTAATCTAAAGGATTACTATATCTCTAACTTTAAAATGGGTCTTAGTTATGTTGGAGATATGATGGATGAAGATGGAGAACAAAATTATAGAGATCATAAAAGAATACAAGAAAGTATTCATAGGGTGTTTTCAGTTGATATAAATAGATTACGAGAAGAGGATATTATCTTTGATAAGATTTTTGAATCGATTGATGGACAACATCCTCTTATCGTAAAGCTATGGCTGCAAGAAGAAATCTGTCTAGAGACAGTTGTTATTCTTAATGCTATCTTTGGATTTATACAAAGAGAATCTGAAAAGATATCAGACACTATTATATGGCCTGATACTCAACGGAAGATCGAAAAGTATACTCCATTCGTAAACTTTGATCGTAATAAATGTATAAGTTTATTACAAAAAACGTTTACAAACACGTGAAAATGTGTTATAATATACTATATTATGAACAAGGGTGAAATACAATAGAAAAGACAATTACGTCTTAATACAATGCAATACGGAGAAATATAAATGTCATTTGCAAATCTAAAGAGCTCGCGAGGCTCGTCAATCGACCAACTCGTAAAAGCAGCGGAAGCTGTATCTACTAAAACCGAAACTAAGAATTATGATGATGATCGGTTTTGGAAACCTACCAGAGATAAAGCAGGAAACGGTTATGCCGTAGTCAGATTCCTACCAGCCAAAGAAGGTGAAGATCTTCCTTGGGTAAGGTATTGGGATCATGGCTTTAAAGGTCCTACTGGTCTATGGTATATCGAAAATAGCTTAACTTCAATTGGACAAGATGATCCAGTCAGTGAATCAAATGGTTTACTATGGAATACTGGTCGTGATGAGGATAAAGCATTAGCACGTGAAAGGAAAAGACGTCTACATTATGTAAGTAATGTGCTAGTTGTTTCTGATCCATCCAATCCACAAAACGAAGGTAAGGTATTCGTATACAAATTTGGTAAAAAAATCTTTGATAAAATCATGGATGTAATGCAGCCACAATTTGCAGATGAAGACCCAGTGAATCCTTATGATTTCTGGGAAGGTGCTGACTTTAAAATTAAGATTCGTAAAGTCGAAGGTTGGGTAAACTATGATAAATCAGAGTTTGCATCAGCTGCTCCACTACACGGTGGAGATGAAGAAAAGCTTGAAGGTGTATATAACCAATTACACTCTTTAGCTGACTTTATTGATCCTAAGAACTATAAGTCTTATGATGAACTTAAAGCTAAAATGAATAAGGTGCTAGGCGTTGATGCTGGTCATGTAGCTATGGATAACAATTCCATGATGCAATCAGCTCCTGTTGTTGAACAACCAACAATGGCAGCGGCTGAATCAGCTCCTTTAAGTTCTAGTGATGAGGGGGAAGAGGACACATTGTCCTACTTTGACAAGCTAGCTCAACAGGGCTAATATGAGGTAATAAGAGTATGGGCTTGGCGTCTAACCTTGAAACCATACCACCAACAAGGCCACCCCAGTTCAGTCTGGAGCATATCTGATAAAGTGTGTGGCACTCAAGGGATCCTTCGGGGTCCCTTTTTTTATTATAAATATTATTGTGTAGTCCACATTATAGACTCGCATTGGTTCATGCGTTAAAAGAATCGTATAATCCAGAATAGGAGAATTACGATGACTGTAGAACTAACTTACAGAGGCGTATCGTACACCAAGAAATTTAAAAAGAGTACCGGTGTTGAAACTGCTTCTAAATAATTAGGGAAGATATTAGACAGGGATGTCTACCCGTAAGCGTTTTGAAGCGTATCGCCAACTCTATTTCTAGGTTGTGTATTAACAATAGTATTAGAAACATTAGATTTACTACTATTATCAGCAACAACGTTTGTACTTGCTACTGCTGATGTCTCAGGCAATCTTAATTCAATGTTTTCAGCTGATAATGTAACTATCTTATTTCCTTCAGCCTTTTCATCAGAAGAACTAACTGTACCGGTACCTGATTGTAATTGTAATACATCACGTACTCTATTAATATTAGCTACTGCTTTATCAACATCTCCAGTAAGATTTGCTAATCCATCAGTTTCAAAGTTTTTGCCAATAGTAAGTTTACCACCCTGTAGGATCTTTTCAAGGGTTTTGGTATATTCAACCATTTCTTCAATAGCATCATCCATATCAATTGATATATCACCCATTGTACTCATTCTTTCGAATACATCAGCAAACGCACTAAATGCATCTGCACCAGCTTTAATTGTGTCAGCCTTTTCGCCTACTTCAATTGCTTGTTCTACAGGACTCTTAGATCCAGTAAAGAATCCAACAATAGAAGACCCTAGGTCAGCAAGAGCATTGACACCTTTACCTGCACCAAATGCAGTTAGACCAGCACCTAGTGCAGCAAGAGATCCAGTAGCTGCTAGTGTTCTTTCCATATCAGCGCCATCGCCAATAGTTAATAGTGTATCGACTTCGCGTTTAATATCTTCAGCAAAATTATCACCAGCTGTAAATTTAGTAAGAGCATCTGCAGCTCCAGCGCTGCCTTTACCTATTGCAAATGCAACTAAACCAGCTGATAGAGCTGTCATAGTTCCTACAAATCCACTAACATCGCCTTTAGCACCTGTATCTATTGATAGTAATGTTTCTACTTCTTTCTTAATATCAGCAGCAAAGTTATCGCCCTGAAATGTTGTTATTGCGTCACCAACGCCAGATCCGGCTTTACCTATAGCAAACGCTGCTAAGCCTATTCCTAGGCCTGTTAATGTAGCAACTAAACCTGCTGTATCTTTAGCTGATGCAGTATCTATTGATAATAAAGTCTCTACTTCTTTCTTAACGTTATCAGCGAAGTTGCCTTCACTAAATGATGATATTGCTGTACCAACACCGTCTGCAGCTTTACCTATACCAAAAGCAGCCAGTCCAACTCCTAGACCAGTTAATGTTGCAGTTACAGCAGCAGCATCGCCACCCATGCCTGGTATATCAGATATAGATAGTAAAGTCTCTACGTTATCTTTAATATCTTGTGGCCAGTTACTGCCTTCAGAGAA